TTAAGTACAAGGTCGTCTGCCTGTATCTTCAGGTTGCCTGTGCCGTTGTCGAGAATGACACTGTCAGAAGCATCATGATAAATCTGCAGGTCCGACCCAGCACCGAAGATGGCCTTTTCATTATCCCCAAACTCGATGTTCCCGCCGGTATCAATGCCAGCAGGAAGCTCGGAGAGCTGCACCTTCACGTTCCCACCCGACCGCACCGCGATCAGGTAGTCAGTGCTTTGAAGTGCGCCGCCGTCAGATAGCTCAGAAATCTTGCTCATTGTTCCTCCACCTGCGGCCAGTCGTCCGCGTCAAGATTAGGGAAGTTTACATGATTGGGGAGATCGCGTAGAGCCTGCCGGTAGGCTCCATAAGCTGCCTTCTGTTCATCACTCAAAGGCGCGTCCGGGAGTTGGGTCCAGTCGGTAGACGATAGAAGCTGATTCCGGTACTCCCGATTAGATACCGCCCTCTCCGCCTCCAGAGCGCCCGTAGGAGCCTCGGAAAGCGTTTCCCCATCCCATGACAGCCGGAAGGGATTAAGCCCGTCAGGGACCAGCACAGAGCCTTCTGGGGGCTCCTGCCCCTGATAGATCATTGTGATCTCGTCGCCGTCAATGACCGCCCACTTCATCGCTTGAGCCTCACAGCTTGGATATAGGTTCCCGGTGCCCTGAAGGATCGCGGGAAAGTGCCGTTGGTATTGGTAGCAGCTTGGAGGATGAAGCGCCAATCGGAATCATCCGCCGTGATGCTGTATTGCATCGTGCTGGAGAATAGCACCTGCTGAATCTGCGCCCAGTTGGTCGTGTCATAGGTTGAATCGCCCACGAAATACTGCGTGGTCTTCAGCGTCGTCCCTTGATAGACCAGCACCCGGATGGCGATATACGGCGCCCCAGAGGCTTCAGGGTGCGCCCTCAGGCCCCACGAAATCTCGGCAAGGTCTCCGTTGGAATAGGTCTGGCCGGTCAGGCTGGCGAGGCTGATGAAGCTGGTGGAATAGTTGGTGTTCGACGCCATGTCGGCTCGGGCGGTGTTGGTGATGGCTCGCCCAGCGACCTGGGTGGTACCAACTCCCCCGGTGGCGATAATTAGGTTCCCGCTTGAAGCAGTAAGGGTCACGCCATCAAGCTGAATCCTATTAGCGTTCAAAGTGCCAGCGCTAATGTTGTCAGCGTTTAGGTTCGTAACCGATACCGTACTAGCATTAATCGTCCCAGTGGTAACCAGATCACCGTTAATCTCAACATTTGAAGTGAACTGAACCTTCGTCCCAGAAATCTGGAAGGGGATGATGGGTGCATCGTTCGTTGAGGCAGGGTTTACTACCGTAAACTTGTCTGCGATTACCGCAAACTCACTGCTCGGAGTAGCGGTTCTTGTAGTACTGAGAAGGCCGAATCCGGTCACTCGACCATTGATATCAACCTTCACGCCGTAATTTGCTTCTACACCATCAATGCTGGTGGCATTGGTAGTGATGGACGCGGTGTTATTCCCGACCGTCGTCGTCAAAGATGTGACATCAGAAGCAATAGACGTAATGCTTCCTTCTGCGCTTGTAACCCTTGTATCTAGGCTAGACACCGCAGTGGCATTTGCAGTGATATTAGACTGCGCAGTAGTTATGTCGGACTGAGCTGTTGATAGATCAGCCTGGAGCGTTGTGATATCGGAGGACTGACTTGTAATAGTCCCTTCTGCCGAAGTGACCCGCGTATCGAGGCTAGATATAGCCGTTGCGTTAGCCGTGATGTTGCTATTGGCAGTGGTCAAGGACGATTGTAGATCAGTGATGTCCGTCGCTTGACTGGTGATCGTCCCCTCGGCAGAGGTGACTCGCGTATCTAAGCCGCTGATGGCCGAGGCATTAGAGGTTATGTCCCCTTCCGCCGTGGTCAGGTCGCTTTGCAGCGTCGTTACATCCGAGGAGATGGAGGTGATATTCCCTTCCGCAGTTGTGACGCGGGTCGAGAGCGAGGATATCGCCGTACCGTTGGCCGTAATGTCGCCCTCGGCGGTCGTCAGGTCAGCTTGCAAAGTACTTACGTCAGAAGCGATAGACGTTATAGAGCCCTCTGCGCTCGTCACCCTTGTGTCAAGGCCGGAGATCGCCGTGGCATTAGCCGTCACATTGCTATTCGTAGTCGTAAGGGACGATTCAAGGGTCGTGATATCGGAGGCATTAACAGTGATTGCCCCCTCAGCCGCCGTAACCCTAGTGCCAAGCGAGCTGATAGCTGTTGCATTGCCTGCAATGTCGCCCTCAGCCGTCGTGAGATCTGCTTGAAGCGTCGTTACATCGGATGAGATAGAGGTAATGCTCCCCTCTGCGCTCGTCACTCTAGTAGACAGAGAGGACAAGCCAGAAGCGTTCGCGGCTACCCCGGTCGTAGGATCGTTGACGGTGGATTCTAAATCCGTGATCGCAGACGCTTGCGTCGTGAGAAGGCCTTCGGCGACAGTTGTACGCGAATCTAGAGACTGGATAGCCGTACTCGTTCCAGCCGTTAGGTCGTCCAGCGTTTCAAGGTCCAGCTCGCCAGTAGATTCCAATTCAATGGGATTAGTGTCGGCCTCGTCCTCAACGCGGGTCAGGAAGTCTAAGCGAGTAGTGAGAACAGTCGTAGACTGAGCTTCGCTCGTTACCTGCCCCTCAACCGTGGTGACGCGAGTATCAAGAGAGGTGATAGCCGTAGAGTTCGCGGAGATGTCAGTCTGAGCCGTTGTGATGGCTCCAGCATTCGTCAGGATATCTGCCTGGGCAGTGGTGAGATCCGAGGACAGACTTGTGATGTCTGACGAATTAACGGTGATAGTACCTTCTGCTGTAGTGACCCTAGTGGTTAGGGCGGTGATGGCAGAGGCGTTATTAACGATATCTGATTCAGCCGTCGTCAAATCACTCTGAAGGTTAGTGATCTGCGCAGCCTGGCTCGTTATAGATCCTTCAGTGCTGGTAACGCGAGTATCAAGCGCAGTGATCGCAGTAGCATTGGTCGTAATGTCGGACTCTGCCGCCGTCAGATCGGACTGAAGCGTGGTAATGCTCGTGCTATTGGACGTTATATCTGTCTCGGTCTGAGTTACCCGAGACTGTAGGACCGTCACGGCATTTGAGGTGGTCGAGAAAGCGCCTTCTTCATCGAATAGGGCTGTCTCAAGGTCCGTGATGTCCGCGCTGATCGCCGTGATGGACGCGCCTTGCGTCGTCACCGTACTGTCTAGCGTAGAGATCGCCGTAGAGTTTGCGGTGATGGCGCTAGCGTTAGTCGATATATCAGCCGTGTTAGTGTCGATGTCCCCTTCGGCAGTCGTCATGCGGGTCTGGAGCGCCGTCACCGCTGCCGCGTTCTGCCCAATACGGGGGTCTAGGAGAGAAACCCAAGCGGTCCCATTCCAATAATAGGGGGCATTGTTATCGTCGGTGTCATACCAGCGGGAGCCATCGGGGATGGGGCTGGGGACGCCTCCCACGCCTGCCACGGGCTCGGAGTCCTGAAGGTAAACATCGCCCACCCCAGCCGTAACGTCACCGATTAAGCTGGTCAGGTTCTGGATGTTACCTTCCAAGAGATCGATATTCCCCTGGATGGTCGTATTGGACTCATTAACAAATATGGCAACATCGCCGAGATTCTGAATGTCTACCTCAAGACCTGTCTCAAGGTTCAGGATCGTCTCACCTTCAAGCTCAACCCTCAGAATCTCTTGTTCAAGGATTGAGTTATGAACTTCAGAGGTAAGATCTGCAGTCTCCAAGACAACGGTAGTATCCCCACCAGCAGCAACCCAAGCGCTGGCATTCCCAGAGCGGTCTACAGAACGAATCCAGTAATAGCGAGTCGTCCCAACAGAGAACGGACCATCAGCGTATGACTCACTGTCAACCTTTGCGATTGTGGTCGCATTGCCCTCAATGTTCTGAGAAGCGCTCTTGATCTCAACATGGAGGAAATCCGAATCAGTCGGATTAGTCCAAGAGATTATGATCAAGTGGTTATCGGCGGATACCGATAGGCCGGTCGGGACTCCAGGCGGAGTCGTGTCCCCAGATACAGATATCTGATCAGAGATGCTGCTACTTCTTGCTCCAACAGTATTGATGGCTCTGACGCGGATATCATAGGTGCCACCAGAGGTGGGCAGAGTCAGGTCAAATTCCGTGGACCAAGTAACAAGGCTCTTGTAGGTAGACTCCGTAGAGAGCTTGTACTGAACCTCATAGGAGTTGACGAAGTAGTCAACAGGCGCAGTCCACTGTACTAATACAGCGGGGATGATCGTTCCATCAGCCTCAGTGCGCGTAGAGTCAGTCAGCGTTAATCCAGAAGGAGGAGAGACAACGAACGGGTCAGGCAGGTTTGTATCTGGGTAGCTCGTCTCTTCCGAAGCAGTGTCGTAGGTGTAGATCGTGGAGTCATACTCCAGAAGATCCAGGTTTACCGTCCCATCGTAATTTAGAGACACCTGCTCCACTTGGAAGGGCTTGTTCGTGAATCCAGGCGTGGGGTGGGTTAGACGGACAACATCCCCCACGATGAGATTCATGGCCTCTGAGGTTGCCTGGAGAGACACCCGGATTCCATTCCGAGAGCGAAGCAAGAAGATCCTCGCGAAGTCCCTAGCTGCGTAGTAATTAGTCACGGTCTCCATGTCAATTTCATCAACAAGGAGAACCCCGCCGTCTTCAGCGAGATAGGTCGTTTCTTCAGTAGACCCTGCATCAGGCCAAATCGCTGCGTCTTCTTGCCACTTCGTATTCGGGTTCACAAACTTAACTACAACCCGATTGAACTTGTCTTCTTTCTTCTCCCCAGCGAAGCTGATGGAGCCAATGATGTTGTCCAGGCCTAAATCAAGCGTGGAAGTCTTTGATTTATCAATGTAAAGACCGTACTTGCCATTCGTATAAGGCAGAAATCCACGGCAACCGAGAAGCATCTTCTCCATGTTGCGGAAGATCTCTTCGCCCGTATCAATAACCGCATTGCATTGGAAGAGATCAATGTTTGAGGTCGCGCCGCTGTAAGGCGTGACAGAGAAAGCATCGCAATCGTTAGCAGCCTGGGAGAAGGCAACATCATCAATTGCTGAATCAGGAAGACCCTTCCCGTAACGAGTGTTGGTCAGGTAGTCCCGAATACAGAGCGCAGGGTTGTCAGACCATTGAGTATTCCCAGTCCGAGGATCGTAAACCCTCTTCCCTGTAACTAGTGCAGTTACATCAGGAATGCCTGAGAAAACATCTTGATCCCACTTAAGACGGAGGGCGATATAGGCAACCCCACGAAGCCGATGATCCAGAGTCCAGCCCGTAGCGCCCTGCAATAGTCCGCTGGCAGCTTGATCCTCAGTACCGTAGTTGAGCTGTACGGCAGTCAAGCCAGCAAAGCGAGAGTCCGTGATCGGCGTCCCGTCAAGCTCAATTCCGGCAATGCTCCCAACCTGGCCCTCACAAAGGACAAGGGCCATGTATAGATATTCGTTGGTAGAGCCTTCCGTTGATAGGAAGACCCTCGTTCCACCAACGCGACGGGTTCCGTAGATGACCGGGATAGGCTCAATGTTCGACTCTTTGTTGAGCAGGACGCCTGCCATTGAATTGGCAAGCTTCTTGGCCTTCTTCTGAGCTTTCTTCGCCTGGACGTAAGAGGCTCCGCCAGCAAGGAGGGCGGCGCCAATCGCTATGATTGTGAAAATACCCATTTATGCGCGCCCCCATCGAAGCTCAGTAACAACGGTTGAGGCGAAATCAAAGCCCTTATCGCCACTGAAGTGGAGAGCTTGGCTGTTGGAGTTCGTCTTCCGATTGTTGATCTTCTCAAAGTCTTTCCAGTGAGAAGCTAGCTCAATCTCAATGGTTGCAGTTTTGCCGGTATCTTCAATCGCATAGCCAACGATCCTTCCATCAAAGTAGAGGAAGGGGTCTCCTATGATTGAGCCGTCATCAGCCATTACGGCTCGCCAGATGCGCCCACGCACATCAATGTAATCATTGTTCAGAAATAGCGAGATATAGGTCTGGTCTACGCCAGAGAGGGTCAGCGCCATTGAATTGACCTGAAGAGCCCCACTTTCAGACGTATTACCAATCTCAATGATGCTTGAGGTCGTGCTGAAGGTATTACTGAAGGCCGTGACGTTAGACCCGTAGTCGGTCACACGGACAGGGGTTGAGAAGTCAAGCTCAATTAGCGTCGCTAGTCTAAATCCATCACTCGCTAGAGCCGTTCGCGTAGCAGACGCTATCCCTCTTGACATCAGACCACCTCAATTATGTCCACCTCAAATTCGTAGAGGTTATCTACCCCGAGGCTAAATTCCTGTACGTCATTCGCTAGTCTAGCAGTAATCGTAAAGGTTGACGCGGGGTTATCCGGGTCTGGCAGGGTGATACTGAACGTCCCTAACATCCCCTCCTGGGAGTCGATGAAGGCGTAAATCGGGTCAAACTCAGTCTTCGTCATGGGAGGGATGGTAAGAGTAAAGTCCCTCCGGGTACTGCTCAAGGACCGAACCTGAACGCGACCATTCACCGATTCCGATGACAGATTATAGTGCTTTAGCCGCGTTCTTACATCGGTAAAACCTGGGCTAGTGGGGAAGGTGCCGCTCATTCAACTAGCCTCCGTCCACGGTTGTTCACCGCATTGTTGATCAGGGAAACGATGACGCCTCGACGCTCAACTAGAAGTCGGTCGAAGTCCTTGGTGTCATTAGCCTGGATGTTGAAGTTCACATGTACTGGCTGAGCCATCTTACCGTTCTTCTCGTGGTCAACAATGGTCTCATTCGGGTGAACCATGGCAAGCATACCGCCCTTGCCGTCCATGCCCCCTACGCGCGCTCCAGAGCCCGTATAACCACCCCCTTCAAAGGAGGCAATGGTCTGGCCTGCAATCATCCCAGCGGTCGCAAAGCCCATCACAGCGGCTAGATTAGCGTGAACTTCACCAACAGTCGCAAGAGTGGGATTAGCAGTTGCTGCCGCCAGCTTGGCGTAAGCCTCTCGGATGCTCATAGCGGCAGATAGACCGCTGATGATTGCATTTGCAGCGGCTAGCGTCTGGGACATGACGAAGAACACTTTCGCTGCCTTGCCGCCTTCTTCAAAGGCACCAGAAAGAGCATCAATCTGCTGGCTAGTGGCGTTGAGGACAACAGCGACGTTCTGCATAGCCATGCGAGAGGCTTTGTCCGCCTGCTCCTGAAGCTTGGTTGTAGCCGCCGTTTGAGCTTCTGCCGCCTTCATAATCAAGGCAGTCATGCCCTCTTCACCACCCAGGGCGTCAAAAGCATCCTTGTTGCTGTCTTTAAGAGTTTTGAACAACTCAATGATGCGAATGATCTGATCAGCATACTTCTCTGCCGGGGTCTTCAGGGAGTCAAAGATCCCCTCAAGTTCCTTTTGCGCATCGGCGGCGGCTTTAGTTTCTGGTAGAAGATCAACAACCTCTTCTTTTAATGCCCGCAAGGCCAAAACATACTGCGTCAGATTAAGGTGACCACCGGAATACAGGTTAGATAGCTTCTCTACCTCAGCCTGATACATCTGCTGAGGAGTCATAATTGACTCAATGACGCTCTGAGCCTCTGCGACAGCATCAGAGAAGGAAGGCATTGCTTCGCCTGCCTCTCTTACGGCTTGAGCATACTGATCAAGGCTAATGAAACCCCTGTCGTGCATCTCTTTGAAGCGCTCAATCTGAGCAAGATAAGCATCCTGCTCGGTCATCAGGTCTTCAATGAGGTTGATAGAGTCTTTCTCTAACTGATTGACACGACTCTTCTCTTTTTCCTGATCTTTGTAAGCTTGAGTCGTCTTATGCAGCTTTTCCGCCTCTGCATCAATCAGTCTCTGATATTGCTCTTGATACTTGATGATGTCAGGGCCAAACACGATAGCCAGTTGCTTAGCAGCTTCGTTGTAGCGCTCTTGGGGAGTCTTCGCATCATCCAAGGCTTTGCCTAGGGCCTTAAGCCTTTCTGATTCAGGCATAGGAGTTACAGACAGCGCTCCTTGAGGAGCCATTGGAGGCGCGATCTTCTTCGGCCCCTTGCCTCGCAGTTCGTTCGCACGATCAATGGCTACCTTAAGGCGCTCATTCAAGCCATCTAGCTCTTCGTACTTGAAAGATAGTTCGTAGAAATTGGCGCCACCGGCTGACTCAAGCTCTTTGATCTCTTCCCTTACCTGGGCGATAGCTTCTCTCAACTTCTGAGGAGCTTGTCGGACCTGGGCATCACCCATGGCCTCCATGCCTTCAATGAATTGGTTGAAGGCCTCCTCAGTGCTTGCGATAGCCCCGACGATCCCCTCAAAAGCAGCAGAGAACCCAGTGAGCTTATCAATGTTATTAATCAGGAGATCTGTCTCAGTCCTGAACCGGTTGATCTCAGCACGAAGGCTCTCCGCAGCTTCCTCAACATTAGGACCGAAAGCTTCATTCAAGACAGTGGTTAGCCGGGGGAGAAGGTCAGAAGCGAGGACCTCGCCATTCTCCAGCATGTCGTTAAGTTCAGCGGTGGTAACACCCATGGCCTTAGCGGCGTACTGGAAGGCGCCAGGAAGCCGCTCACCGAGCTGCTGGCGGAGTTCTTCTGCTTGGACATTACCCTTTGAGATCATCTGCTCAAGGGCTCTCAGGGCGCCACGAGTGGAATAGGCATCAAGGCCTAGAACCGTTGCGGCCTGGGAAACAGCAGAGAAGATATCCTGAGCCTTCTCCCCTTCCAGAGAGGTTCCCCGGGCAGCAGCAGCGAATTGAGCGTAGGTCGCAGCAGTGGTCTTGAGATCAAGGCCTAGGCGACGAGACTCTTCGCGGATGAAGGCAAAAGCCTTCGCCCCCTCCTCTGTGGAGCGGGTAGCGAAAGCCAAGGTACGGTTAATCCGGTCAAACTCAAGGTTGAGGTTGACGATAGTTGAGGTGGCCTTGTAAGCGGCGCCACCTACCGCGAATGAAGCAAAGGCATTGCGAACACTGGACCCCATGTTGGTCGCAGACTTCGATGCCTTGTCCATGGCGCCATAGAAGCGCCCGAAGACTACGCTGAAGCCGTCTTTCGCTATAAGGTTGATGAAGGAGTTCTGGTTACTTTGCACGCTTCTGCCTCTCTTCCTTTAAGCGAAAATACGCCGACCAACCCATGTATTCGCGTATATCCATCTCCATGATTTCAGCGACCGTTTTATGCAGTAACTCCGCGAGGAAGTACTTAAACTGCAAGTCACGGTCTTGCTTTAGTTTCCCGAGACATCCTCGTCGGTCGGATCACTGGAGTTGATCTCTCCAACGATCCTGGCGAGTACGTCAGGGTCAACTCCACGGAGCAGCTCTACCTTCTCAGCCTTCTTGAAGACAGGCTTGCCCTCACCATCGATTAGACGGTGGATAAGGGTGAGGACCATGGCCTCGGCAGACTTACCACCGCTTGCCGCTTCCATGATCTCACCCAGATTGTGCAGACTGATTCCAGGCCTAATGTAGACCGTAGTGTCCCACTCGGGGATATGAAGCTCCCTAGGCTCAGCCGTTAACTTGGCTTTGTAATGAGCCTTCGCCTTCTCCAATACACTCATAGTTACACCGTGGTCTCAGTTAAGCCGCCGCTACCCTGAAGCGAAATGCTGTGGGTAACCATGGAGTCACCGTCAGCCGAACGGCTGATGCCGGTGACAATTGCCGAACCCGTGTAGTAGGTGTCGCCAGAGGTGTCGCCTTCGGGATACACGTTGAAGGTCACTTCTGCACCAGCGGTGAGAGCGCCTTGGCCCGTGGTATCTTCCTCGTCCCAGAACACTTCCATGGAAGCGGTGAAATCGGTCTTGGAGGCAACGTAGGTGCGGGCAGCGTCTGCCATCACCGTGGTCTCAATAGTCCCTGCGGACTCATCAATGCTCCAAGAACGAACCTCTGCGATCGTATTCGCCCCAACCTTCAGGACGCCTTCCGACCCCTTGTGAATAGCCATTAGTCTTCCTCCTGAGCCTCATCGGCCTCATCAAATTCCGGCTCAGCCGGGAGAATTACAGGCTCCGCCTGTGCTATCACAGGGCAGGAGATTTCCCAGCCCCGCAATTCCATTAATTCCACTTTGCTGGGCAGCACCTTTACGGTGGTCTCCCCGAGCTTCATCTCGACCATCATACCGATGTCTCCAAGTCATTCTCGACAGTTGCATAGTCTACCGAGACTTCAAGGGTTCCATAAGCAACTGGCTGATCCCCATCCCCTGAGAAGTCAGAGGAGAACCGTAGAACCTGGGTATCTTTGGCATACCCACCACGGGTTAGGTCAGCAGTAAGCGCCTCTTCCACTTCTAGGCAAATCTGATCCAGCGTGTCGTCGTAGTCCGCCACGGCCTTAACGTAGATCTCTACGTTAACCGTAACGGTCCTGACCTGAGTCCTAGGGAAGTTCATCGACCCAAAGAGGGTGGCTTCCTCAGAGGTATAGATCGCGATGCCAGGAAGACGATCCTCAGCGATGGGATAAACCCGAGTCTGATAGACGTTGTTACCCGTGGTGGCTAAGCCAGTCAGGGTCGTCGTTACGTTATCGCGGATGAGCTTTCTGACATGAGCCATTACTGGGCCTC